TTTTTTTTTCTTTTTTTGTGTTTTATAGTTTAGTTGCGTGCGTTGTAAGCAGGTTAGTTGACTTTGGGGGTAAATGTTGAAACTTGGGTGCTCGATCAACGTCAAAGCACCCACCACCTTCGGTGGTGGGGCCCGAGACGTTGATACTCTGTCGCTTCGCGATGGGGCGCATCCGCTCGCTCCGCTCGCTCTGCGCCACACGCTCTCGCTCCTGTTCACTTTGGATACGTATTGTATTATAAGTTATGGTCAATGCAACATCGGCTTAGTGGGCAATTTTTTCATGCTTTATTCATTAAACATCAACGATTACACTTTATGTTTTACAGAAATACGACGAAGAAGGGCGTCGATCTGAGGGTGATCACGACCATCGTCACACTTATAGCAATCTTCTGGTGGAAAATTACTAGTTACAACAAAAGTAGTAGCATACAGTGGCATCATACCACCTTTAGTCTGAATATAACATTTATATCTGTCAAACCATCTTAAAAGATGATTAATATCGATTGATTTAGGTGCTAAATCGTCGATGATAACTTCTGTCTCTAAATTATATCCATTCCACCAGATGCTTCGTCCATCCTTGATGTAGGCATCTGGGAAGGTGGTGTGTGCCTGTTTGCTCTTGCCCGTACCAGGGCATCCCCAGATCCACATACATCCAACCGATGGTCGCTGGATGAGGGGCTTGCACATGAAATAGTTTCGTAACATCGTAGATCCGTGTTTAAGCCAAAGGCTCGGGTAGGATTCCATGAATCCTCGTAACGGTTTCCGTTCGTCCATGTGCCGGATGAAAGCTTCACCAAGGTTAAGTGTATTTGATCCATTTTCAGTTCTATCACAGCTACCTGATTCCCAATACTGTCCATCCTTTGAACAGTATCGTCGATTTTCTGAATCAGTTCCTCTAGCTCGTTCGAAATGAAATTTCGAGCCAAGCTTGATCTTGAGTGATGCGAGATCGTACGATTCACGACAATTGATAAATCCTTGCAGATGTGGCGTTCCAGACTCTCCAACTTCTTCTCCCACGATTCCATAACGACAGTTAATTTCAATAAACTGTCTACAATTGTCGAGATCGGATCCATTATAATTGTTTAGAGTGAAACACCAGCGTTTCCCTCCTCTCATTTATAGCGGGGGGGGGGTAATACTATGACCCCCCCCCGCTTAAGCTGTCGCTATATATAGATATCAAAGTTAAGTTGACAACATATGTAACTTTGGCCTCAAAACAACCTTATTTTGCATAAAACAAAAAGATAACATTGTTTATGTAATTGCATCAGCAGCGAAAGATAAGCTATGACTAGCTACACACGCAACTGTCTCTGTCGCTGCATTACGATCGTTCATTTGAGAATTTGAAACGATCCAATAAGGTACATTGCCTCCAAGACTAAATACAGTCTCGTCGAGTTTCATTGGACGCAGGCGATAGTTGACTTCAACGCCTTGATTTTTATCGAGCATTGCTTCTCTGTATATCATGATACGTCCAAACAGCTGCATAAAATCTGGTTGATCATTGGGCCTATACATGATAGGCCAGTTTGATCCAGTCAAGGTTATCAGCTGAGATCCAAGAGGTCTTTGTTTGGCCCATACAAGCCATATGCGAACACGACAAACGTTAACTGCGTTGTCGTCTAGGGTACAGCTTAGCTTGAGCATACCTCCTCTTAGTACAATAGAGGATGTATCAAAATCTGGTACAGATATACCTACATCGGTGGAGATAGCTCCACCACCTACTACCCAAAAACCTGCACTTGTGATAGGGTTAATTAAACATTGAACAACATTAAATTTTTGGGTACTCATACCGAGGGGGGCTGTGACAGTGAAAGTATCTGTCGTAAAAATGGATCTGTAGTGCACTTTAGTTTGAGTCTCACGATATAGTGTCGATCTCCAACTCGCTTTAGACAAGCGACGGGCTCTAAAGATCTGATCATTGTAAGCACCTTGAGCCTTACTTGTAAATGCTGTGGTTCGTCCTCTTTGAGTTCGATATCTACGACGCCGATATGGTCTTCTAGTTGTTCTTCGTCTTTTGGCCATTCTACTGGTTCCTCTACGAGGGGCATAGACACGTTTACGGGCGTAGGTAGCCATTCTGAGAAAGACATTAGGTTTTTTTTTCTTTTTTTGTGTTTTATAGTTTAGTTGCGTGCGTTGTAAGCAGGTTAGTTGACTTTGGGGGTAAATGTTGAAACTTGGGTGCTCGATCAACGTCAAAGCACCCACCACCTTC